AACCGGAACCTGTCTCAACTCAGGAAGTTGTTCAGAATGTCCAGGAAATTTTATCATCTACTGAAACGAATGTGACAGTAGATAATAGTGAATTAGAAGAAAGAGTTAAAGTTTTAGAAGACAGATTAGAAGTTTTGATAGATCAATTAAAACAGTTTGCGCGGAGTGGTCGGTTACCAACACTATAAATAACCTTTATTTTAATATCATTTAGTTAGAGTAAGCAAGACCACCCATACCACTCATGATACGGAGAACATTGTAGTTGACAGCGAAAATCTTATCAACTCCCGACTCTGCAGTAGATATTTCTAGTCTAGCGTTATCAATACGAGAGAAATTGCAAGTACCCGAGGGTTGATGTTCTTCCGGTTTGAGAGCGAAAGAATAAACGCCAATAGAATCATCAAATCTTCCAGTCATCTCCGCCGCCGTGTCGGCCCCATTGGTTACTGATGTTAATCCACCGGCACCCGAATGGTGCTGCCATACTTGAGTTCTTGTGAAATATCTCCAGTCACGTCCCGCAAAACGGTCGTGTCCGTTGAGTTTTAATAGGTATGTCTTGGTCGAGCTGCCTACAGGAGTCGACGTTGGTGCAACCGTCGCACTGACCTTAGCAGAAGCGCACCATACTAATTCCTTAACCGGATGATTGAAATTAAGATCACCGGTACCGTCGGTTAATGATTGTTCCTGTACTTGTTCAATCAGATATTCGTGTGAAACTTGAGCAAAGCGCCTGCGTTCGTCGGTGTCAAGGTAAATGTAGTCAGCCCAAAGCTTCTGTGCCGGTGTGCCAGCAGGACTCAATGTTGTTTTAACAGTATGCTCAAGTATAACCTTAACTTCGTGATACTGTAGGGCAATCAAAGGTAACGCAAGTCCCGGATTACGGCAGAACCAAAATTGAAGAGGAACCCATATCGGACCAGCCGTTGTGGCTGTGGTATCACCATCAACACACCCGCCCATCTGACTCATTTTTTGAAACTGAGTTCCGCCCACACTTGCTGCTCCGGCAATGGTGCAGCAAGATCCCGTGGGATTCGGTTCAGTTAATTCGGCCCATGTTTCCATCCATAGACCAGTGTGTTTGTCGATCTTCTGACCCCCAATCTCTAATTCAACATTTGTAATCCAGGAAGCCCCGAAATTCCCCCCATTCGCCAGAGGAGTGGACGGAGTAACTTCTAAATACATTCTGTGAACTAAATCACCATTACGAGAAATGGTAGCGGTACAACGACCATCGGCAGTTTCCGACCCATTCCAAGTCTGCTCAATAGCCTCCATAGAGAAGTTAGTGTGTCTGCGGTAGACAACCTTGAAGAAAGTAATCTGCGGGTTACCCGTAAGGTAAATATCCTGAGCGCCGTAAGCTACAAGTTGCATTAATCCTCCTCCCATTATTTTATACCTTCATATAGAAAAAAATTTTGGCGAAATTAAACTAATTAGAATCGTAATAATTTTTTTTATTATTATTTTGAAAAGATATCTTAGAAATAAAGATATTTAATTTAATTAGAGTATGCTAAGCCACCCATACCACTCATGATACGGAGGACATTGTAGTTGACGGCAAAACAATGAGTTGTTAAGCAGGCAGCCGCGCTACCGACTAATTGAGCATTATCAATACGCGAGAAGTTACACGTTCCAGAAGGCTGGTGTTCTTCTGGTTTGAGGGCAAATGAGTAAACTCCAATCCCATCACTCCCCTGACCACCCATTCCCTCCGCGGGGGTTCCTCCGGCGGCAGCGGTTAAACCACCTGGGCCGGTATGATGTTCCCATACCTGGGTTCTGCTAAAATATGTGTGATCTCTGGCTGCAAAACGATCATGGCCGTTCAATTTAAGCTGATATGTGCCGGGAGTGCCCAGGGTTCCAATCGTAGTGAGTGTGCCGGTCTGTGTTCGGGCACTGCCCCCAACACAAAATACTAGTTCCTTGACTGGATGATTGAAATTGAGATCAGACGTCGCTGCCCCGGTGGTAATTGTTTGTTCCTGAACCTGTTCAATAAGATATTCATGCGATACCTGCGCGAATCTACGGCGTTCATCTGTATCAAGATAGATATAATCGCACCATAAACTTTGGCCTGTCATCGCGGAAAAGGCGGTATTCCAGTTATGTTCTAAGATAACCTTAACTTCATGGTATTGTAAGGCGATTAATGGTAAAGCAAGACCCGGATTACGGCAAAACCAAAAGTATAACGGAACATAATATATAGCACCAGCGTTCGCCTCACCCATAGCCCCACCCATGCCACTCATTTTCTGAAACAACGTTCCGGCGTCCGCTGCTGCGTCCGCGGCGCCACACTGACCGACATGGCATCCGGGATTTGGTTCAGTCAAGTGCGCCCATACATTCATCCATTGACCAGTCTGTTTATCAATTTTTTGACCACCTATTTCTAATTCAGCAGATACCAAACCATATGCGGTCGGGTTCGCCACGGCGCCGGGGTTCCCTTTGATTTCAATATACATACGATGAACTAAATCGCCATTACGAGAAATAGTTGCTGTGCACCGTTTGGTTGTATCCGCTACATCACCAATGCCAGTAGTCCCATTCCACGTCTGCTCAATAGCCTCCATCGAGAAATTCGTGTGCCGTCTGTAGACAACCTTAAAGAAAGTAATCTGCGGGTTACCCGTAAGGTAAATATCCTGAGCGCCATAAGCTACCAGTTGCATTAATCCACCTCCCATATTATTTTATACCTTAGTTTAGAAAAAAATTTTGGGGAAATTAAACAAATTAATTTTTCCGATTATTTAGACTTAAATAATATTATTTATTATTTATTGAAAAAGTTATCTTAAAAGATAGAGATAAAAATATTTAATTGGCACGTAACTTAATTAGAGTAGGCAAGACCACCCATACCAGACATGATACGGAGAACATTGTAGTTGACGGCGTAGACGTTAACATTCTGAGCAGTAACATCAGTACCATCCCCAGCGGCGGCAGAGGTGGCGTCGGTCGTTAAGGCAGCACTAAACTCTAATTTCGCATTGTCAATGCGAGAGAAGTTACAGGTTCCAGAAGGCTGATGTTCTTCCGGCTTAAGGGCAAAGGAGTAAACATTGATGTTTCTGTCTAACTGAGAGCAGTTGGACTGTGGGTCTTGAAGACTGGCAATTCTATAAACAGAACCATCTCCAACAACAGAATCCTCTAGTTCTGTGGCACCAGCACCAAGTACAACAATGACAGTAGTATTGGTTGCGGTCCAATCTGTTGTTATAGAAGTTATTTCACATATAACAGTATTAGTCGAAGCATCTGCTACAATCTCATAGTTAACTGCTAATAAATCTCCAACCTTAAGTCCTGGGTTGGCAGCGGCTCGGAACTTAAGAAGGGTTCCAGAAGAAGTAATTGTAAACTTAGCATTTGCTGAAGCATCTCCGGCACCCTCACAAGAAGCAGTTGGTGCTACATCTCCTAAAATATTTTCTGGCGCAGTTAATAATTGTGGTTTCTCCATCTCCTTCACATTGAATCCAGGGACCGAGGTGTGATAATCGAGAGGCTGGCGAAGCTGGAAGTATTCACGGTTCTGTTCAGCAAAGCGATCGTGACCATTCAGTACTAACTTGGCCTTTTGTGAACCGATTTTAGTTTCCGTATTAGTCCAGATTAATTCCTTCACAGGATGATTAAAATTTAATTTCATTGATGTCGGAGTAGCGGTTGATTCGGTTTGTAACTGTAATTGTTCAATGAGATATTCATGAGAAACCTGGGCAAATCTACGACGTTCGTCAGTATCAAGGTAGATGTAATCAGCCCAGACTTCACATACCGGTACGACGTCACCACTATCATCACGTCCGGGACCAGTTCCAGCGGAAGCGTCTGCCGCAGCCCACGTAAACTTAAGCTTGACTTCATGGTACTGAAGGGCGATCAACGGTAACGCGAGGCCCGGATTACGGCAGAACCAGAACTGAAGGGGGACCTGAACGACATTCTGACCCGTACCACCGTTAGTGCCATTACTTAGTAAAGTATTCGAGAATCCACCTGTCATATATTTTGTTCCCGCGGCCTTAGATGCCGGCGTCGTCAATTCGGTCCAAACCTGCATCCATTCTTGATAGTGTTTATCAATGCGCTGACCACCGATCTCAACCTCAACATCTTGAATTAATTTGTCACCCGCAATTTGGGTGGTAGTGGCGCCGGCTTGAGCGCACTTGACGTACACCTTTCCAACTAAATCACCATTTCGTGAAATAGTGACCGTACCTGAAGTAGCAGAAGTAGTCAAGGTTGCAGTCCCATTAATCGTCTGCTGAATCGCCTCCATGGAGAAGTTCGTGTGCCGTCTGTAGACAACCTTGAAGAAGGTAATCTGCGGGTTACCCGTAAGGTAGATATCCTGAGCGCCATAAGCTACAAGTTGCATTAATCCTCCTCCCATATTTTTATACATTAGATTAGAAAAAAATTTTAGAGAAATTATTTAAAACATATTTTATAAG